ATAGAAGAATTAGAAAATGTACTGGTTAACATTTGGCGATACATAGAATGGTCTTTACCATCCATGTTAGTCAAGGCGTGATAGTGAGATTCTGAACCTTTAATTATTTGTCTAGCAAAAGAATTATTCTTTAAACCAAAAAAAATATCATCATATTTTGTAACTAATATATATCCTGATCTTGTTTTAATAATTGGACTGTTAGTTTTAAGCTGATCTAAATAATAATGCTGATTTTCAATAAAGTCCCTACTACCTATTTCTACATCAATCATTAGCAATAGCCTTAAGTTCCTCTAAAGCCTCATCATAATAAGACATTAATAATTGTGGATCTTTGAAAAATTCCTTTATATATATTAAGCTTATATGCAATTGATCATCATACAGTCTATAAGTAGCAGAACATCCTATAGATCCTGGAGTGCATATTACCATGGAATATGGGTGCATTGTAATTATCTTATTTTTATTGATAGTAAAATTTGGCAGTTGTATTTTCTTAAATGAAGTAGTGGTTAAGGTATATGTTGAATTATCAATTTTAATTGGTGTTTTTTTTCTATTACTCCACGTAGTCTTATTGGCAAAATCCCATATTTCTAACATTTTATTCATTCTTGGCTCAATGCATGCCGCTCTAACATATCCGTTAAATGGAGTATCTTTAGTTAAACCTATTTCATTTTTTAATGAAATCTTAATTTTATTAAGCATTTGTGAGTCTTTGATTTCATTTGTATGAAGATTTACCCTAGCAGAAGCTACCTTATTCCCATATAGCCCATCTTTATTACCTCTTAGTGAACATGGAACTCCAGTTAAGATTGTAGTATTATCTTCTGTAGTATTAAACAATTTCCTATAAACACTAGCAGTTAAATACATAGATAACTCAAAGGTTGAAATGTCTAATTTTTTTATTACATTTTGATATTTAGAAATGTCTATTTTTTTTAGAATAAGGCTTTGATTTGTTGACATTTTTAATTTCCACAAACCTTGATGTAGGTCTTTCCTATTTAAAGGTTTATCTATATAATATTTGTTTGAAGTAAATAACAAAGACTTTAATTTAATTATTTTACTTTTTAATATTTTTATATTACGATTTGTAGTGCATTTAAACTTATTTAAGCTATAACAATTTTTTTCTTTGGGTAGGTTTACTTCATCGAAAATAGCATCATGGAATCGAGACATTCCATCGCCGTCACAGGCAGCGTGGTGTATTCTTCTAAATACTCCAACATTATTATATTCATTGTAATTATATATTATATGGATATCCCACATTGGCTTATTAAGCGGTATGGGTTTAGAGACTATATTGTCTACCAGTTGTTGGATAGTATCTTTATCATAAGGATTGTCTTTATTGTGTTCATAAATATGATCTTCTATATTGAAATCATTATTTTTTACAAAATATGGATAGTCATTATCCATTAAACTATCTTGTATAGTGTGGGTAAATATAATAGTAGACTCTAAGTTTCTTAATATATTCTTAGTAATTAAAACTTTAAAATCAGTATTGTTTTTATTTTCTAAAATAGTAAGATTACCGACGCCGGCATTTTTCTTATATCTATTAAGGTAAAACATATAATCAATATAATTTAACTGGTACAACATCAGTCTAATACCTTTAAGATAATTTGTTTCACAATCTCTTCTTTATCTATAATTTGTATATTCCAATCTCCAACAATTTTTGGAGTAAAATTAAATGTACATTTTGATTTATTACTAACAACTGGATAAATAATATCACTATTTGTTTTAACTTTTATAGGAAAAAGTATAACTGCTTTATAACCATTTGGAAGAATGCTATTTATTGTTTTAGCTTTTAATTTTGTGCAGTCGTGATAATCTGAATTATAATTAAATTCAAAGACTTTGTTCAAACTTATTGTATATTCTTCCATTTTTGAATTATACCACAGTTAAACAAAAATTATAAAGCCTCTAGTTTTATATCTAAATCTTTAATTTTATCAATTATAACTTTTATATCATTATCCATCGTACTGTCCTCATTGGGGACAAAAGTATCTGGATCAAAAGTATCTGGATCAACACCCATTACAGATAGTCGTAGCAATAAAGCTGACTCTAAGCTTTGCTTTGCCGACTGCAAAACTTCTGCTCTTTTTTCATTGCTAATGGTAAATTTCATTTAACTGTTTTTTTCTATCTCGCTGTCAAGCATATCTAAAACCTCTAGGGCCTTAATCATACTAGTTTTGTATGAAAGACCAGTTGCGTCTTCTGTCTCAATTGAATAGTTATTTGGATCAAAAGACTCTGGATCGATGCCAATATATATTAAAGCTGTATATACAATCTCTTCATAAGCTGGCCTGATATCCGCTATAATTTGTAATTTTTTACTATTTGGTATGCTGTTAAAATTCATTTTTCCTCGAATCACCATGTATATAGATCAAAGAATATAGTAACACTTTAAATATCAGATTAAAAGAACTATGGCTCTTGCAATTTAGGTAGACCGTCATGTCTAGGCCCTATTTGCTCATTTTTTTCATTTAACCCTGTTCTAATGCCATTCATCCAGGTCCACGGCTGCTCATGTATTTTTTTCATTTTAGCGTCTCCGTAGGATTGTCTACTTGCCATCAGTTCTGGCTTATCCCATAAATTCTCGACTTTTAGCTCGCATGATTCTAGTAGATCGTTTTTATAAATATTAAAAAAAACAAATGGCATTCCTTGCTCAAATAAAACTGGTTTGCCAATCTTAGTTATCTTCCAATTCATATTAAATTCGTCTGGCCACCAAGAACTAGGAATTGATGCGGTTAATGGACTTGCCCCATCTACAAAATAGTTTGGAGAACCACTAACAAAAGTATCATATCCCTCTTCTGTATTAACCGCCCAACCTGTTACGAATGACATAATTCCTATGATTGAAGGTATAACTATTGCTCTACCTTCAAAAAATTCTCCCTTAAGGACTTTAGGAACATTGTTGCCACCTTCCCATTCTACGACTACATCTTGTTGTAGCTGCATCTCCCAACCATTTACGTTTGCTTCTGAAAGTGGCAAACATCTATAGGCGTGTTTATTGTAGGTTTCATCCATCCAATCTCTTTTTAAACGAGACTGTTTTATAACAGGAGGATTTTGAGTTGTCCTAGTAAGGGTTATATTGGTCATTAATTTAATGGCATTATATTAAGCTCTTTATTTTCTTTAGGAGCTGTTTGTGGTGTTGCTGTTTTTGCATACTGATGATTGTTATCGTTATAATCAAACATTGTTACTGCTGAATACTTTGTACCTGAAGTAACTGCAGAAGATGCATGGGAGTGGGTATATGCCGATGGGAAGAATAGGATGTCTCCCTTTTTCGGAGTATAAGTGATATCGAGGTAAGGGAACCAAAGATCTCCACCTTCGTATCCATCATTTAAGTATGCAATACTTGATACGGTGCAACTATATGAAAATCCGCTGTCTGCATGGACTTGGAAATGCTGACCAACGTTGTATCTAACAAAGTTAATTGATTCCATGAATTCCATTTTAAAATTGTATCTTTTTTCATAGTCTGCTAAACACTTTTTTAATGCTACGTCTGTTTCTTCATAAACAGCTTTGATGTCTTCAAAACCCTCTGGTATATGATCCCAGTAATAAGGTCCTATCTTAAAGTCTACACAGTCTCTGTAGTCTGGCATAACTTCATTGTATCCTACAAGGGCTTCTCTCCATTTTAAGTAATCATCTTTACTATCTGTTAAGCAGGCTTCTAACTTAGAAGGTATATCGAAATCAGGATCAAAAACATCCCTATACAATACAATTGCTAACTTTGGGTCTTCCACGCTGTAAATTTGCATAACTCTCCGTTTATTTAAGTTTCGTAACTGATATAATATATCAGAATAAATCATTCTTATCAAGTGTTAGGGAAAAAATGAAAAATGTTGATACATCACTAATCTTACCAGGTCATTTTGGTACTTCTGCGGATAATATAAAAGTTTTTGAGAACTTTATTGATTTAGAAGATTTAAAGAAAATACAAAAGTTTTTGCCAACGATTAATGAATGGATGGATTCTGGCGAAGATATATATGATGAAAATGGCGTCTGTACATATAGCTCTTCGTATTGGAAAGATCGTCAATGCAGTGGAGAAATATTAAAAAGAGTAGATATTGATGTATATAATATTGTATATAAATATATTACAAAAATGCAAAGAGTGCTAGAAGATTGTTTTAATGTAAAACTTTTTGAAAGAGTACCAGTAATTATAAAATGGAAACCTGGGACAGAACAATTGCCTCATGCTGACAAGCAGTTAAATGATGGATCGCCAAATCCATTCTTTAACTATGATTTAAATTCATTATTTTATTATAATGATGAGTTTGAAGGCGGAGAACTATATTATCCAGAACATGATATTGTAATTACCCCTAAGCCTGGTTTAGCGGTTGCCCATCCTGGTGATATCGGCTACCTACATGGGGTAAAGATGGTTACTTCTGGTGAAAGATACACCACTCCATCATTTTATACAATTACTGAATTACTTTAAGCAACCAAGTCACCTAATGCAACCCAAGTATTTTCAGCTCTTTTTATTAAAGTAGCAGAAGACCACTGAGCCCTAAGCTTAAGTCCAGGCGTTGCATTTATGGTTACACCACCAGTTGCAGTAATCGTTGTTTGCCCAGATCCTGTTTGAAGTACTGTAATTTGACTTCCAACAGGGAATGCTACAGAGGAGTTTAACGGAACAGTTAGAGCATTAGCTGATCCAACATTCATTTCTACTAGTTTATCTTTGTCCGCCAAGACCAGTGTATAGCTAGCTACCTGAGCGTTAGTTACGACATTAGAAGAAGCAAAGTCTAATGATATTGTTCCATTGCCTACTCTTATTTTTTTATTTGTAGAATCCCAAAAAATTCTTGCATCAGTTGTTGACGTGCTTGTTGAAAGCAAAAGGATCGGTGTATAAACTTCTGGACTGGTGAGGGTCTTGTTAGTTAAAATTTCCATTCCATCAAGAGTCGAGAGAGTGCCAGTCGTTGGAAGTGTTATATTTGTATTTGCTGTTGCAGTTAAAGATGTTGTATACGCACCTGAGGTGGTGAAATTTCCACCAAGAGTAAGAGTCGAAGCGTAGTTGACCCAGTTAGTTCCGTTATATCTAAGTACTTGACCAGTTGCTGGGCTTGTCACTATCGTGTCAGAAAGATCATCTAGTGTTGCCGAACCGATTGACC